ATGTATCCGCTGGTGCATTAATCGCCGTGGTGGCTTGAATACCGGAATAATGCAACAAGAAGTTACGCGCCAAGTTATTACCCTCGGTGGCACCATTGCTGGCTATTTTAGATATGGGGTCAGCAAGATAAACAACGGCAATCAATACCCCATCGGCATCTTTCAGACCGACCCAATTAAAGTCATAATCGCCTACCGTGCTGTCCAGTGTTAGCGAATACACCACTTGATTGGTATTCACATAACCTGATTTAGTCACCACGCGGGTATCAACAATATCAGCCGGAGCGGGCATGGCTTCAATACGGTCAACAGGTTCCGCACCCAAGCCAGCAATATTGGCTAATACAAAGTGACTAACGTTCAAAATCAGACTATTGCCTTGCTGCAGGGCGATCTTGTTTTCGCCATCGATGGTGATAAAGGCCATGTTATAAACTCGCTACATCGTAAGAATAAGAAACACCGTTTGATAAACACGGTGTATTGATGGTTATCGGGGTGATGATGGTCAGTTGATACCGTCGACATGTACGCCCGTATTTGTAAATAATTCGCCCGATCAATTCTTGGTTTTGTCCGATTTGAGAATCAGAAACGTGCAACAAAATCACATCCCAATCCACCGGATCAACCCGTTCTTCAATCTCTAAATAACCAATGCCCAACCGTTCAAAAATACGAGTAAACCCCGCCTTTGATCCTGCATCTTCAGCATTAATCAAGGCAAACTTAACCCGTTTTCTATACAAGGTTTCTGGCTCAGTATCAAAGCGTTCAATATCACGTTGCCAGGCTAATAAATCAACGATGCCCATCGTGGCAGTAATCGGATCAAGCTGGCTTAATGGCCACCGCACCCAATCTTCTGCACGTTGCCACCACGATTTAGCAGCGGTAATGAGTGCGGCGGTTTGCTGCGCACTTAGCCAAAACGGGAGTTTAATGTCTATCATTATTCTGTCGCCTGCATCGTTACGGTTAATGATGTCAATCGCGGTACCCATAACCCCGACACAATATCAGCCAAGCTAAAATCAACACTGTGCACACTACTAAATTCGCGGTGTATTTCTTGGGCTAATTTAGAAAAACTAAAACGCGCATAAGGCAAGGTTAGCATCGGTGAATAACTGACATTTTCACGAAATCCCGCCTTAATAAACGTATCAACATTCGCTTGTAATGTGCTTATATCTGCCACCGACAAAAAGTCTTCATGCCACACCGTAACCGTTAATGTTTGGGTTTGTTCTGGCATTTGCAGCACCTGCAAATCATCACCATGACCGTGGTGGCCATCATCCGTAATAAAGCCATTAATATCGGCTAAATAGCTAGTCACCGGTGACGCAAAATCAAACAACACATAGGCATCGGCTGTACCGGGTCCACGCGGGGCATCATGTACAAACCAAATCGCATCAACGGCTACACCGGGGAACTCGGCAATCAATGATCGATACACTGAATCCGTATGGAAATCAGATGCCGTACCAAATTGATTACGCACCCTAGCCCGTAAAGCAGCGTCGGTTTCTTCATTTGCACCGGGTATGGTTAACCAAGTCGCCCCATTGGTCACGCCAGTAATGTTGGCGATCGGTGTCGGCAAGACTGCGTAATAGCCTGTTGCCAAGTTAAACGCCGCACCGTCTTCGACCGCACGCGCTGGCACATCAACCGTTGTTAACCCTGCTTGGAAAGCAGTTTCTACCGTGGTTTTTAATTGATAAATCTTGCCGTTTAAAGTGGCGGTTTGTACTACAGTGCCAATAGGAATGGTCACCGCCGTACCAACATCACCACGAGTAAAGGTGATAACGCCCGCTGCTGAAATAGCTGTTTTACGAACGAGATTAACCCCATCAGCTAGTAACTCTAAAAATGGGCCGGTGGCATACTTTACGAATGAATTAGGCAATGCCGTGGTGCTCATAAATTGAATCAACCACAAAGCAGGCTGGGTAATTAACGCGGTAATAGCACGCCAAAATGGCGAATATTTATTGTCATTATTAATTGTGCTACCACTGGCCAATACATCGGCTTTCCATTGCGCATCAAGTTCAGCTTGCGTCGTCGGGATGCCTGCATCTTTTAAGATTTTATTAAAATCGACATCTTCGGCCATTAGTTTGTCACCTGTAAATTAACCGCACCATATTTGTAGGTAGTGGCCGTAATATAAAAAGTTTCAGTATCGGTGCGAGTGATCACCACCGTGCCAGGAACAAGCCGCACATCTTCCTCAATCATCAGCATTAGCGTTTGCAAGTTGGCACGCACATCAACCTCATTACGTTGGCCAATAATCTCAACCATCAAGCCGCTATCACGAATCAAATGTTTAATGTCTTGGGTAATGCAGTCCGCATCATAAATAAGCTTGGGTTCACCACCGACATCCAGCGTTAAATCATCATCGGTAATTAAAATATCAACATAATCGGCCACAGTTACCCCCCTGCAAACGCGAGTTCATCGGCAAAAGTTTGCCCATTCATTGGTTGACCATAATTATTAATGTTCACCTCACCCACGCTGCGGCTATTGTTTGAACTGGCATTACTAATTTGATTGACTAAACCACCACCGCGTACACCGCCGTTATTTGCTTGCATACTCGCCGGTGCGGCGATGGGTTGGGGTGCATCTGGCACGCTGTTGATATTAATACCAGGTATTAAGCTGATCTTATCCATCAACCAATCAAGGCTATCGCCGACGAATGAGAATGGATCTAACGTACCCAACCAGTTTTTAAAACTCGCCCACCATTGTGGTAATTTTTCCCATGTGGCTAATACACCATCCACCACACCAAACACGCCGATCATCTCTAAAAAGTGTGATGCAAAATTAACAACCGAAGCGGTCCATTGGTCCCAATAAACAATTGCAGCAATCACCACGGCAATTAAGGCCGCAATGCCAACGACGATCCATGTTATTGGGTTGGCAAGTAAGGCCGCTGTAAAACCCCAAACCGCAGGAATCAACGTTAATAATGAAAATTTTGTGGCCATAAATACCAACTTCATTGCACTCATGGCGACCGTCCAACCGACCATGACAAACTTACTAATGCCGACCACAATCGATAAAGCAGAAAAGCCAATAATCAAACCGATAATAGATAACACGCCAAGGCCAACAACCTTGGTCAAGTTAGGAAATAACTCAGTCCAACGTAAAATAGATTGAGCGCCATCACCCATCGATTTTAACCAGGGCAACAAGGTAGGCATTAAGGCTTTACCGATCACAATTTGTATAGCTTCAACCTGCTTCCCAGCCACTTGCCAAGGGTCAATCATGGCATTCGCCATTTGAATGGCTTTATCCATGCCTTTTTGCTGGCCAATTAAACCAATATTTTTATTTAAGCCTTCCACATCGCTGGATAACAACTTAATTAAATCGACCGCTTCTTTAGAACCAAAGGCTTTTTTGAGTAAATCCGAATCGGCGACCGTGCTTAAATCACCGAACTTACCTTGTATTTTTTGCATAATATCGACAATAGGTAGCATCTTGCCTTGGCTATCAACAAACGTCAGCCCCAACTTTTCTTGTGACTTACCTACACCATCTAAAAATGCTTTATAGCGTGTACCGGCTTCACTGCCCGACATCGTGGCTTGCAAGGTACCGAGCAACGCGATTTGTTCGTTAATGGGAATACCCATCGTCGTTGCCGATGCACCCACACGTTCAAACGATTGCGCCATGCCTGCACCCGTGGTTTTGAATATTTGCACTGCTGATGCTGTTTGACCCGCGAGCATTTCAACCCATGCGCCCTTGCCCATCTGATCCGCACTGTTTTTGAAAATACCGTACATCGTGCCAACATAATCAGTGATCGTGCCCATGTCGGCCTTAGTACCTTTAGCTAAAATCGCACTGGCATTGGTGAACTTACTCAGTTCATTACCTACCAAACCACCGATCGCGGATTGAATATCGTAGGAACTCGCCACAAAATCAGCTGCAGCACCACCATAAGTGGTACTAAACTTTAATGATGTTTTGGTTAAGTCCGTTAATACCGCATCAACTACATCAAGCGATTTAACGGTTCGCAAGGCATTATCAAGTTCTTTAGTCGGGGCAATTAAACGATCTAACGCAAAACCCGCGCCAGCGATACCCGCAGCGCCATAACCAATCTTCTGATAACCGGTTTGGATATTCGTCGTCACCTTGTCCATCGTTTTCATCATCTTGCCCGCGGGGCCAGAGACTTTATCGATAAGGCTCACCATGAAATCAAGTTTTTGTAGTGACATTTATAAAACCTTCGTTATCCCGTTGGCTATAGCGTTACTCATGTTGTCCCAATAACGCTGTTCTAAATAAAGGGCTTCTGCCATGCTATTTTCTGTCATGGATTGGCCCGGCAACCAATGGCCCACCAAACACTTCATTTGATGCGCACCATTTTCTTTTATGCTTTCGGCGAGCTTTTCGGCTTTTTTATGCTAATTTCGATATCACCACCCATATCGACGACGACCACACCGGCCATTTGCAGCACGATCATGCCGTTGGGTTTACCATCAACCAGCACCAATTTTTTAAGTGCATCGATATCTTTTGCGGTACGACTGAGCAAGTTGAAGGCAGGGTTCACCTTGTCATTGGGTAATGTTTCATTAATGAATCGGTTGTAATCATCCATTGATACATCGAATACTAAATCTTGTTCGCCTACTGCTACTATTACTTCCGCCATGATCTATAATCCTATTATTGTTTTAATGACTTGAATTAAGCCGACATTTTGTAAAATAAAAAAACCTACCCCGCCCGTCACTATCCAACGAATTTGGGAGAGCATCTTAATCATTTTATCCAGCACCACACCTTGGTCGTGGATATCCGTTTTATTTGTCTCGATACGATCCCAATGCAAGCTTTGCGTTATTTCAAGTCGTTGTAATTGCAGTTTGCAGGCTTCATCGCTCATCGTTATATCCATATTTATTTTTTAAACAATTGCATCAACCCGCCTACTGCATCAGCAATGGGTTGCCCTGTTGCCGCTGCATAACGTGCCTGTTTTTCTTTTGTTCTCATACCAAAGTAGGCTTTAAGCAAGGCCGTTGGCGTGCCCAAAATAGTCAACATTAATGGCCAACTTTCGGTCAATTGCGTCAGTGACTCGGCATCGTTAACCCACACTGCCTTACCCCACATAACCATCATCAATATCACCGCAATAAACACCGCCCATGCCATGATTAATGCGATAAATGGACGTGTATTCCCTGATGCGGTTTCAGCCGATACCATGGCGCTTAACTTGTCGACAGATGCGTTTATTTCAGCCAGTTCTACTTCAACTTGCTTATCAATTGACTGTTGTTGATCAGGCGAGAGCGATTCATACTGGGTTAACACCTGTTGCCCGGTCGATTTATCAACATCTAACTTGGCGTCATCGGGCAGAAAGGCATTCACAGTCTTAGCCGCAATGGCAACACCAGGCACAAATGCGCCAACCACATCCAGCGCGCCGCTTAATATACTTTTTAATGACATAGCAACTCATCCTCCGTCAATAATGTATAGCTCAATTTATCGCCATACGTTTGAGCCGATTTTTTAACCAGCGCCATCAGCAAATCAAAATCAACCGGATCTGCAATAACCTGGCACCCCGCCGACCATCTATCAACTTGAATACTCAAGCTGTTGGGATTAGCACGATGCAAATTAATACCGAATAAGCCCGACTGCACCACGTCAATATCATCTAACTGAGCATTGAGATCATTGTCGCGATACACCTTCATTTCACCGACTTGTCGCAGTGCTTTATATTGCCCACGGTGGGTGCCAATCTGCCAGCATGACGGATAATGACCCGGCACTACCAAAGCAGTACCATCAACATTAAGCGGGTGTTCACGGTAATAAACACCGGGATCGGTCGTCATATCAAATTGATAGCAATGTTGCTTGCCATCGATTTGAAACAACACACACAACACGTCATTAAACGTATTGGCATCAAGGTCTTTCGACCGAACACCAATCAAATTTAAACTCCATTCGTTTTTAAAAACGGGATAGTCCAACCGTTTCATCGCATCTAATAGTGCTTTAGTAGTGAATTGCATCATCGCGTACCTATTGAAGTTAACCAGGCTAAATGCCTATAAGTTCCGAATATCATTTTCGCTCAAATACGGCACGCCATTAATGCGTACAAAATCTGGGCTGGTGACTTCAAACGGTAGTTTGTGTTTGGTCTTTTCGCCGCCTTTCGGATCGATGTTGAGCAAGTCACTAATGGTCAATAAACAGCCGTATAGTTCTTGTTTTTGCTCACTACCCGTTGTTTTGGCAATCGCTGTAATATCGAACGGTTCTAGTTCGCGAAAACTACCTGCAGCCTTAGCAGATTCCATAATCAAGTTAAAGTTTTTGGTATCGAGTTCTAATTCACCACTACAGCTAACATCACCATTCACATAGCCATTAGGCACGCCGCCTGATTGCACTGATTTACGATTATCGGTAATCGATGCACTCATTGCTTCAACGTGAACCAGCAAATCGCCTACCATCACGTCAAAGTCTTGTCCTGAAATATGTTGTCCCATGGGTTACTCCTAGTTAGTTGGGGCAGAAAGATCCAGCACAATATTGGCTGTAATGTCTTTGGGAATAGCGAATGGGCGAGCCTTGATAAATATCTCAACCTGAGTGCGGGTGATCCATGTGATCACGATATCGCCGTCTTGCGGTTGTTTAAGTTCCGCAGGGAATGGGATGCCTTGAAACACCGTCGAACGGCTCATTTCACGCAACGGCCGCATTAACTTACTGATTGCCCAGGCTTCACCCATCGGTGTTGAATTGAAACGACGATCACCCAATAAGCCAATCAATACGATTCGCACCATCCGTGCCGCTTTATCAACAACACGACGGTTTTCAATCACCGTGTAATCACCCGCCGATACGTCGAGCATCTGGCCATCAGTCCAATACACGCCTTCATAATCAGCATAAAACTGTGGCAGTGAGAAACGTTGATCATTCAGTGCTTTAACATGTGCATTTGAAAACGTAACGCCGAGGCTATCAACGGGTAATGTGCTTTGGTCTTGGCCAACGATGGTACCCGTAGCAACACGCATCGGTGTATCCGCCACACTGGTTTGAGCATTCGCCAATCGACCGGCATAAATACCCACCGCATCATCATAGATGTAGGGAACAATACCGCAATGTTCTGCAGCTAATGTATCGGTAAGATCATTTACAGCTGTAATATAGGCTGGCCATGATTGGCCGGTAGTCGGTGTTGAATCAATACCCACAGCGGCAGCGATAATAAATACGCGGCGACCATACGTCGTATTGATATCAATCGCTTTCGCTTCCATTGCCGTGATATCAGCTTGAACGGTAACAGGCGTACAGATGAATATACCCTCAACGCGCACATTTTCATTCATCGCCAAGTCAACAGCCGCATCC